TCTCTGGGGCAGGGCAAATTCACCGCCCTGCTGGACGATGGGCACACCGATGCCTTGATCAAGCAGGCCGGCAGGAATCTCACGTTCCGGTTCAAGCAGGACCGCAACCGCTCCCCGTACAGCCTGACTCAGGGAGTGCTCGGGGTCGCCCGAACCTATCCCAAAACGGCTCAGGTGCAGGCGTCTTGCACGATCACCGGCGAGCGGGCCACGAAGGACTTTCCGGGGTAAGCGATGGCTTTTGATTTGAACCGTTTCAGCCAGGCGACCTTCGCCCTGCGCAGCCGGCGCGTTCCGATCAAAGAGAGCGCGCTGCTGCATTTTTTTGGCGAGGGTGAACCCCAAGAAATCGAACTGCGCCAGCTCGACGGCATCGAGCTGTCCCGCTGTCTCGACGCCGAACGCCTGAACACCCACATCCAGGCCGTCATCGGGGCGTTGATCGCCAGCGAGTCCGACGAGAAGGCTCGGGCCATCCAGGACCTGCTTGGGATTGGCGGCAAGGTTCCGAACGAAGTCGCCAAACGGATCGAGATGCTCTCCATCGGCTCGGTCGATCCGCACTTCGATCGCGAATCGTGCATCCGCATCTGCCGCTTCTTCCCGGTGGAGTTCCATCAGTGGACCAACATCATCCAGAACCTGTCAGGACTGGGTGCTGAGCTGGGGGAGTCGACCGGCTCTGGGGCGATCCCGCCGTCAGAGCCGCCTGCGCCCTCGGCTGGAAATTCGGCAAGCCGCTCTTCGAGCTGATCCCGCAGCACCTGCCGTACGGGCATTTAACCGAGGTCGAGCTGCAGCTCTGGATCCGCTTCAGCGAGACGCTGCAGAGCGCGCGGTAAACACGGCCGTACACGAGACAGAAACCCAGCCCGCAAGCCAACGCCAATGAACATCGAAATTCACGTGCACGTGCACCCCGAATCCGGTCCCGGCGAGCCGGTGGTCCAGCGTCTGGACCGAATCCTCGCCCTTCTTCGTCAATCCCTTCGAGGTATTTCCCATATGTCTGTTGAACTCGACACGCTGGTTGAGAAAGTCACTGCCATCGAAACGGTCGGTGATTCCGCTATCACGCTGCTGAACGATCTCAAGATCAAACTGGACGAGGCGATCGTCAGCGATGACCGGGACGCCTTGGTTGCGCTGTCCGACCGGTTGGGCCTGCAAACGCAGGAACTGGCCGACGCGATCACCGCCAACACCCCGGCGGCCTGATCGGGGCAGGGGATCTCGACCCAACCGTCGAGATCCTCTTTTCCATCTTCTATCGAAATCAATCTGACGCAGGACGTTCCCTGATGCCCATGCACGACCTTGACGAACTCGGCCGCAACCGCGAGTCGTGGGTGTTCCTGATCTTCGCGCTCTGGGGTGGGTTCTGTCATTACATCTCCAGCGTTCGGACCGGCAAGCGGCGGTTCAGCCTGCTGGAACTGGCGGGAGATCTCACCTACTCCGGATTCGCCGGTCTTCTCGCCGCCGCGGTCGCGCAGCATTTCCAGCTGTCGGACTGGGCGACCTTTGCCATCTGCGGGATGGCGGGCCACATGGGATCGCGAACGGTGTTTCTGCTGGAGCGAGCCATCAAGCGGAAGTGGTTCGGGGGTGAGGAATGAAGAACACCGATTCGAACGGTCCATGGTGGATCTTCGATGAGTGCCGCGCCTGCACGATCGTCCGCCTCGTGCTGATGGGTGCGATCATCGAAGCCAGCCTCGTTGGCATCCTGCTGCTGGTGACGTAATGGCCGATCAGAACCTCTCGGTTGCCATCATCTTTGATGCCGTCGATCACCTCGGCGGTTCGCTCAAAGAGATCGACTCGGAGTTTGCCTCGCTCTCGGGCAAGGTCGAAGCGTTCGCCCAGCCGTTTGCGAGTTTCACGGACTCGCTGCTGAAAGCCGAAGCGGCACTCGCGGCTGTGGGTGCGGCGATGGTCGCCCTGTCCGTCGACAAGGCGGGGAAGTTTGGCGACCAGATCGCCGAGATCGGCACGCTGTTCGGCGGAACCAACGAGCAGATGAACCGCTTCAGCACCGATGTGCTGGACTACGGCGCCAACTCGTCGAAATCGCTGGAGGAGATCAATCAGGCGGTCTACTCGGCGATCTCAGCCGGGACAAAATACGGAGACGCCCTAGGGCTCGTCTCGGAAGCCGAAAAGCTGTCGGTCGCTGGTCGTGCGGACCTCGGGGAGGTGACGAAAGTCCTGACCGGTTCCCTGAATGCCTACGGTGAGAGCACGGAAAGCGCCGCCAAGTTCTCGGACATTCTGTTCTCGACGGTGAAGTCCGGCCAGACCACGCTGCCGGAACTTTCGACCTCTCTGGGCCAGGTCACCTCGATCGCCTCGACTGCGGGTGTTCCCTTCGGAACGCTCGGTGCGGCGATCGCCACATTGACCGCCACGGGCATCGGTACCTCGGAATCCATTTCGGGACTCAAAGCCGCACTGTCGAACATCATCAACCCCAGTGGGGAAGCGGCGAAAGCCGCCGAGTCTCTCGGTCTGAACTTCGGTGTTGCGGAGCTCAAGTCCAAAGGCCTCGATGGGATGCTGCGCGAACTGATGCAGGCGACCGGCGGCAACGTCGATCAGATGGCGCAGTTCTTTGGCTCCGTCGAAGGATTGAATACGGTGATGGCTCTGGGCCAGGACGGTGCCGGGAAGTTCTCGGCGGCGATTGCCGACATGGCCGACAGTACCGGTGCGACCGAGAAAGCGTTCTCGGCGATGGCGGACAACTACTCCGTCAGTTTGCAGAAGATGGGCAACGCCGCCGACATCGCGATGATCAAGCTGGGCCAGCCGCTGCTCGATGAGTTTGGTAGTGTGGCTGCGGCGCTCGGGAATCTCTTCAAAGGACTGGGCGACGGATTCGATGAAGGCGCTTTCGATCCCATCCTGAGCGCGTTGCAGAGGTTCGGCGACACCGTCGCGGAGACGATCAACCAGATCGCCACCAACCTCCCGGAAGCGCTCGAGCAGCTCGACTTCACCGATCTGATCCGCTCGTTCGGGGATTTGGGAGACGAGATCGGAACGCTGTTCCGGGATGTGTTCGGTGACATCGAGCTCGAGACGCCGGAAGGACTGGCCGAATCGCTGCAGAAGGTCGTCGATATCATCACCTCCCTGGTCAATGTGACGCGTGGTATCGCGACCCAGTTCGAGCCGCTGTTTCAGGCGCTCGGCTCGCTCGCAGATAAAGCGGGAGGTGCCGGAGAAGAAGCCAACGTCATGGCCGGGAAGTTTCTCGGGTCCATGAAGCTGATTGCAGACTTTGGCTTGGCCCTCGGAGGCCTCGCGACCGCGCTGCAGGACAGCGGAACCAACGTGAAAGGATTCGTCACGGATGTGTTCTCCGTGGTGGAAGGCACCTTCAACGGCCTGCAGGCGCTGTTCGATACGATCATGGGTGGGCTCGCCCTGTTCGTGAAGGACTTCATTGAAGTCATCGATACCCTGACACTCGGGGCTTTTCACGACAAGCTGGCCGATGTCGGTCAGAATCTCGACGGCATTCTCAACGACTTCGCCGACTCGGCTTCCCGGAATGGCAACGAGGCTGTCGCTGCCTTCCAGCGCATTGGCGATGGGATGAGCGAACTGTCTGATGCCGACGCGCAGCAGCAGATGCGAGACTCGGCTACGGCGCTGGAGAAGATCGGATTCAGTGCGGCGGAAACGGCCGAACAGACAGCCAAATTTGAGCCCATCGACCTTGGCGATCTCGATCCCGTGGCCGAAGCCATGAAGCGGCTCGGCCTCTCGGCGACCGAAACGGCGGATGCGACCACGAAGATGTCGGAAGCCGCGCAAGGCGTCAGCACCGAATGGGCCTCCGCCGAAGACAAGGCCCGCGGCTACAAGGTCGTGATGGACGAGATGGGTCGGGTCACGTTCGTCCAGGTCGGCAACGCGGCGAGTGCTTCCGCGAAGACCATCGATGACCAGGGCAAAACCATGGACGAAGCGGCGAAGAAAGCCAAAGAAGCGCAGGAAGCCGCGCAGGAATTTGCGCTCGAAATGGAAAAGCTGGCCAGCAACGAACGGATCAAGTTCATCGAAGCCAAGGTCCAGCTCGACATCGCCGAACTCCAGGCCCAGACCGAACAGGTCAAAGCGGCATTCTCATCGATCGACAACACCGTCAACTCGACCGGAACGCTGATCAACGATCTGTTCAGCCAACTGGCGAATGCCGAAGGGTTCTCCGAGAAATGGATGATCGAGGACATGATCCGGCGCGAGGAAGAGCGTCGCCAGAAAGCCCTCGACCTTCAGGAAAAGCTGATCGAGGCCCAGGTCGATTACATGCAGAAGCGCGCCGAAGCCCTCGGTAAAGGCGATGCGCTGATCACGCTGCAGGCCGATGGTCTGGAACCCCAGCTCGAGGCCATCTGGGTCGAAATCATGCGGAAGATTCAGGTGAAGGCGTCAGAGGAAGGCCTTGAGATGCTGATTGGAGCGATGGGGTGAGTCAGATTAACTTGGGGCCGGCCGCTTGCGCAATGATCGGCTTACTAATTCACATCGAGAGAAGCACCCTCACCCCTATTAAGTGCGGCATACAGAATGCTCCAACGCGCGTCGCCATGTATGGCGGCGGAGTTTCGAGAACAATTGCAACCAGCTAGAAGCAGAATTGACTGACGCGGCGATCGCCCGGGGCGTCGCTCGTTTGCTATCCTTGTCAAGGCTTCTTTGGAAGTACTACTTCAGGACCATTCCCATCAGGAACCGAACACCCTAATCTGTTCTTCACCGGAAGTGGTAAGACCTGGGGAGGTTACTTGTGAACAATTTTCGTCACATAGCAATTATTGCTGGCTTGACATCGATGTGCTACGGGTGCTCCGGTACCTTGTATACCGTACAGAACGGAATACAGGAAAAGGGAATCTACGTATATCCGCAAATCAACGTAATTGACGTATACAAGTATACCAAGGCAGTTGACAAGAATGGCGATGTTATCGGTGAAAGTGGAACATCAAAACCCTGCATCGAGCATCGAGAAGATAAATATGAGGTACGCACAGATTACAATGCAACGCCAGTACGGATATGGTACGATTCCGCGTTTCTCGAACAATTCAAGTTTAGCGCCACACTAAACAACGGAGCATTAGCTTCCATAAACACAGAATCTACGCCTGATCGCGGAGAAACCCTAAAAAACTTAGCCTCAGCAGCTAAGGATGCGGCATCAATTGCAGGGGCAGCGGTACCGGCTGGCATACCATTGTGTAATAGTTCGCCGCGCCTGATCGGAACCTACAAGGCCCCTGACATAAGGCCCTATTCGGAGAAGCCGGACTAACTTTAATGAGAATCAGCGTGTCAGGACAATTGAAATATTCCAGGATCATTTCTAAATAAAGTAAATCGTCTGTTATCGCCAGATCGAGAAGTCTGAAGAAGACAATAAATCTGACTTTAGGATCCATTTTACCGAGGATTGTGTCCGCGTTCTTGCCTCCTGAATTCGGTCGGATATATTTCAGGTTG